CGCGACGTGCTACTTCAAGCGATCATAAATCTGCGCGACGCTAAAGGCCGCTACCATACCCAACAGGCATTTGAGTCTTTAATGACCCTATTACCAACCAATCAAAATGACTAACGAAACAATCTAACTCGCAATCGCCGCAGGCATGGTGATTGCAATGATGCTAATTTACTACAATTATGACTGACGAACAGATAAACATAGCCATCGCTGAACTACGCGGATGGAGATTCGTGGAGGATGATCCCGACTACGAGCCATATTGGGAAGATCCTAATGGCACTAAGATCGCGGTAAATTTTATTGAACACAGAGTCCCAAACTGCGCAGGATGCCTCAACGCGATACATGAGGCTGAGAAGACGTTAGATAGAGATTCTCGCTATGACCTAATTGGGGGATATGGCTTATATTTAGTTGCATTAGAACATAATGTATCCGCAACTGCTCGCCAACGAGCGGAAGCCTTTCTACGAACATTTAATAAATGGGAGGAGAAAGCATGAGCGATACACCGGAAACGGACGATTGCGTAAAAGAAAATAAGCATATCAAATTCTTGGAAGAAGATCATTGGTCTTTAAATGGTAAATTTACATTTACGCATCCAATCGTTGCTTTGTGCCGAAAGTTGGAACGCAAACTGTATGGATTGAGGTCAGCAGCAGATTGTGCAAGCGACCTCCTAGCCACCGCCATCGCCGAACGCGATGTGTTACTCCAAGCGATCATAAATCTGCGCGACGCTAAAGGCCGCTACCATACCCAACAGGCATTTGAGTCTTTAATGACCCTATTACCAACCAATCAAAATGACTAACGAAACAATCCAACTCGCAATCGCCGCAGGCATGGTGATTGCAATGATGCTAATTTACTACAATTATGACTGACGAACAAATCAACATAGCAATCGCAGAGGCGTGTGGGTGGACTGATTGCGAATATGTGGAAAGCCTTGGACTCTGCAAAGGACGAAATCGCTATTTAATGCCTCAATATGAAACGGGTCATTCGATTATCCCCAACTATGCAGGATGCCTCAACGCCATGCATGAGACTGAGAAGACCTTAAATCCTATCAAAGCGGCAGAATATGCACGAATGCTCACATCTACAGCATGGCAATCAGAGCAACCTGTCTTTGCTCCAATGACCGCAACCGCTCGCCAGCGAGCAGAAGCGTTCTTGCGGACACTTGGAAAATGGGAGGAGGAAGAATGAGCAAATATAAAGTCGAAGCATACAGCGGTTGCATGGGAACGTACATAACCGTAAACGACGAGAGTATCTATGATCTTGATGACGACGTGCTTCTTGATTTCAAAAGTGCTCTGTGCGCCAAACTATTAAAAGGCTTGGTGGATGGCAGCGTCGAATTGTACGACCTGCTACAAATACTTCAATGCAGTAAGCAGGAATACGATAAAGACGACTGCGGACAATGTGGTCATAATGGACTAACTCAAACATGGGAAATATGAGAAGCAGCACAGAAACAATTATCGGCGCACTAAGAATTCTCGCCAATGATATACAAAGCGAAGAAGGAGTCGCCAACGCAGCCATTGCAGAAGCAGCGGATCGGATGGAGGAACTATTCAGCGAGCTGCTATTTCAAAAACAACTCGCAGAGAAATACGTAGAAGCAGGGAAGATCTGCGCGAAGATTTACATAGCGCGGAACATTACGCTTTCACAAAAATGCGTTGTTTCAGCACTTGCTGAAATCGACAAAGTTTACCGAACCCAACACGATGAAAACTGAACTAGAAATCTGGAAATCAAGAGCGCAAGCACATCAGGAAAACTACTTGCGGATGCTTCGGCGCATTGATGAAGTTGTTGCCGAACGCGATGAGGCGGTGCGTAGTTGCCACATTTGGCAAAAAGGACACTCCGATATTGTTAATGAACGCAATCTATGGCAAGAAGAGGCCAAACGCTGGAGGGATATGTATCTTGAATACGATGAGATGCTTGAAGGACAAATAAGCGATGCCGTTGAACGGCTCAACGTAGTTTGGCAAGACTTGGATAATCTCAAGAAGAAGGTTCAAGATGACCTTCTCGATTGAAACTCGATGGTGCAGAAGATGCCAACAAGATAAGCCAGCAAATCACTTTTATGAGAGTCACAAAACTCGATGCATTCGGTGCATATCAGAAGTGAAGAAGCTGGCTTATCTTAACCCAGAAAAAAGGGCTGCACAGCAACAACGATGCAGGAACAATTACTACAAAACACAACAGAAAATTGCTTGCCATGATTGATTGTTCATAATAGAGTTACAAAAATCACTTGCCTCTCTATGAATCAACATCAATTTGACCAAGACTCAGACGATTATGATGGAGAATACGGATATGGATGGAGAAACAACCCAATCAGAAGGCTTTTCGACAACCCAAGGCAGCAATCAGAGCGATCATTCTTGGGAAGAGGCGATTGGGAAACCTTTGAAACGCATCACAGGAACCAAGACAAAGATGTCCCGCGAGGACATGAAGAAGTTTAGGTTTGTTGGTGGGCGTGACCCAATGCCCCCAGAGGAACGTGGAGTTCAAGTTGCTTTAAGGCTAACGGTTGAGACTTACCAGCGGGTACAGAGACTTGCTAAGAGGCTTAAATGCACTGAATCAAAGGCGATTGAGAGGTTAATTCGCACAGAGGAGTCAGAAAAGATTGAGAAAACTCAGCCAGTTGACAAATTGGCATTGATTGACATGAGGAAGAAGTATTCAATCACGAACATCTTGAACAAATACTAACACAATGAACATTCTAAAAGGATTTCCAGAACGATACAAAGACGCAGCACCTCCCGTGGGAGACAAGTGGCATGAAGCATTTAATAAGAGCAAGCCAATAGTCGAATCTGGCGGAATACTCGTAACCTACGGAACCAATGGCACAGGCAAGTCTCGCATGGCTTATGAACTCGCAAAGGCTTGTACGATGCCAAGAGATGAGTTTCCTGCTGTTGGAATGTCATCAATTCGCAAGTCAAGGCCATGTTACTACACAACAGCCGTTATGCTCTTCATGGAGCTTCGTGAATCATTCTCTCCCAAGGCTGAGATGTCTGAGATGCAAGTTGTAAAGAAGTATTCAGAAGCGGCATTTCTAGTCATTGATGAGATTCAAGAGCGCGGAGAGACTTCTTTTGAGGATCGCAAGCTAACCTCGATCATTGATGCAAGATATGCTGATGGCAGACCAACAATGCTGATTTCAAACTACTCAAGAGAGAAATTTGCACAAGCAATGTCTCCAGCGATACTTGACAGGATCAGAGAAAACGGACTTGGGTTACACTTTGATTGGGAAAGCTATCGGAAGCAATCTGCAATTTAGCAGGTTTTCTTGAACAAGTTGCACATAGACCCATCAATGGAAATCTTCCTCTTGCTCAAGACTCCACTCCTTACAAGATTGTCAAGATGTTGTTGAGCCGTACTTCGTGGCATTTTTGATTTAACGATATACTCGGATAGTGTAAACTCATCATCCATTTTAGATGGCCGGGTACACTCTGCGATTGCGAAATCAAGGCTTGATAGTGCTTTTTTTGTGCTGTGTTTCATAATATATTACAAAATTCCCATTGGTGAGATGTAAGACCCGTCTTCCTTGGTTACATTCCAGAAAGACCATTTGCCAGTCTTATCATTGATGGTGCCAAATCCCCAACCATTACGCCATCCAAGGCGATTGGGATAGCGTTCAGCGTACTTTAGTGACTCAATATCCGCCATGCATGGTAAGGCGTATGCTTGCCCTTGGTCAATATGCTTTGCAATATATGATGAAGGAGCGTGGACATGGCCGAATAAGCAACTTCCAAACCTCTCAAAATGCGCCCTAGCGGGATTAATTCCAGTTAAAAATCCATGAATAAGTTTTGGCCCTCCTTCGGGAAGTTGCAAATACGAATTGACATTGTATGGAACCCATTTGATTTTTCGCTTCTTAAACTCGCTTGTGACGCACTTTACAAGCTCTTGGCAGGATTCACGCAGGATTCCATTTGCTGCGCCTTCAGCGGCCTCCCAGAGCCTTGCATCGTGGTTTCCTAGCGTTAGGTAATCAAACCCAATGTCAAGAAACTCAATTCCAGCCTTGAAGTCAGCAGAAATGCCCTCGCGCTTCTCCTCGTCATCAGCAGACCTACGGAGTCCATTCATATCCCAAATATCTCCCAAGCAAATGGTGTAATTAGGCTTCCACTCTTTCTTGAAGTCTATGAACTTCTTCTTGCACTCCTGGTTCACAAGATGCCCGTGATTATCAGCACATACTAGGAATTTCTTAAATGCCATCGCTAATTTGATTTTTGATTGATTTAAACGCAGGAAAGAAGATATTCTCAATCGCACGAACTATGGATTCTTCGTCATATTTCTCACTCCATGATGTTCCAGCGACTGACAATGACGCATGAAGCATCTCATGGCGAAGTGTGTCAAGGAAAATATCTTCTTTCAGAATAGCATTTTTTGACAGGTAAATCTCCTTATCGTCAAAGTGCATTTCACCCCAAGACTCCATTTTCTTAATGCGAATCTTGAATTTAACCCCTCCAATCAATACCGATTTAGGGATTTTCATAGTTATTATTGGGTTGCTTGGAAATGCATTGCATCTCGACCCCACCATGCTCCAGCAGATAACCATCCCTCTCTCGCAAACGCTTCCATCACAGAAAGTGGCATCGATGACTTAGCCGGCCAATGAGCCATATTGTCATTCCTGCTTGGATCTAGGTCAATAGCAGCACCCCTAGCGTGGAGAGATGGAAGTCTTCCATTCCTCATGGGGCGATTGTTGAAAACTCCAGCATATTCTTTCAACACGCCTTTATCTTTGGATTCACTGATATCAGTCAAGACTTTGAATAGGGATTTCCCAACTCGCTCATGGCATCGAATAACAGATACTGGAGATCCATCGTACTCAATGTTTAAGTGAGAAACTCCTATGGATACGAGTTTTGATTCATCACCGGGCCTACCATAGAAAGCTAATAGACTTTCACCATCTGACTTGGGCCAATGATTAACCTTTGGGTAAAGGCTCTTTAAGTGCTTCTGGCAAGCCTCAATGCTCTTTGGCCCCCAAAATCCATCAACATGAGCACCAACCTTTTCTTGCAGTTCGCATATTGCGCTGAATGTCATATCGGGATGGTTACTTCTTGATTATTTTTGTCAATGACAAAATGCCGACAAGTATACCAATAATCAAGGATGTGATGCGAAGACCATACTCAAGCTGCTCCTGCATGGATGTAACCAAGCCGATTGTCGGCATGATAGTGCCAAATACCCCATGCATTACATTCTTGAAATGGTCATTCATGTCACTGATCTTTGGCCTTAATTAGTCCTAAACCAGCCGTGACAGCGGGAACGATGGACAGCAGGTCAATAGACCCAGAAGTGAGAAATTGAGTGGCAGCAGACACAACTGCGCCAACGATAGTGAGGATTCCTAGAATAGTAGTTTTCATTAGCACATTCCTTTACCTTTTTTGCCATACTTAGACTTTTCATGCTTACCCATCATTTTTTTATGTTGAGCCATCGTCATTTTTGGCATGGATTTTGCCATCTTCTTAGTTGTTTTTTTTGCTTTCATAAGAAATCATGCCCAGAAAACGCTGGGTACGTCAGGGTTAAATTCTGGACGAGGTATGGAGATCTCGCTTCCTGCATCGTCTGTGATCGCCATGTTGGATGACCAGTAGATAAACTGCTCGCCGCCTTCTGGAATCGGGATGCCAACAAGGTCGCGGAAAAGAACCCAGAAGTTGCCGTCACCGTTATGCTCGCCGATCTCGCATAGTGCGTGAGTATGGGATGCTAGAGACGAGACAACTACGTCAGACTTTTCGTCAAGATGTGCGAATCCATTGGAAATACCAAATTGTTCAGCTACTGATTTGCTTGGGAATTTCAAAATATAATCACACATAACAAGGTATAGAGTTCTTTTTGCTTCTGTTTTCAGTGGCTGTTATTATACGAAGATTCCAATAAACATGTAGCCCACAAGAATATTTACCTTGTATTGGGTAGATGTGGTCAACTTCATGTTTTATCCCAGTCACTTCATTTATGAAATCTCGCTTTAAATAAATCAATTTGGTTTTTTCCTTATCCTCATCCGTTACCCATAACGGCGTAGCAGCCTTTTCTGAAGACCTTCTTTTTACAGAGTGCCTAGCAAATACTTCAGGATTTTTCTTTCGATAATCTTTTCGTTTTTGAGACAAAACTTCAGGTATGGCTTTAGAATACCATTTTTGAGTGTAAACACGTACCTTGTCTTTGTTTTCTTGCTGCCATTCCAATCGTTTGATTTTTGTTGATTCTTTGGAGTTGCAAGAAACCCAATATTGAGTCTTCTTTTCAGAAGAAAGATTAGCGTAGAATTTTTTATTTCGAGTCTGGTAATAAGAAATATTATTTCTGTAGTGTTTTTTAGAAGCGAGACGACAACACTCCTTGCAGTGCGAAACAATACCATCTTTCTTTTGCTTATCAACACTAAAACTTGCAATATCCTTTTCAATACCACATTTCGTGCAGATCTTTTTGAGAAGATAATCAATCATGTGGTTAGTGATTGGAGTTTAGCATTTGGTAGACGTTTCTTGAAGTAACGTATTGATGAAATAGTTCCATTGAGAAAATTACCATTATTTAAATTGCCTATATTAAGCGATGTGGCATTTGGAATGGTTCCGCCAGTATCTGTATCAACTCCACCTAGCGTTCCATTAAATGATCCTTGGTAGTCATCTATAGCATACGCTACTCCTGCTTTGAATGGAACTGTAGATGAATTTGAAATCTGTCTTTCTATTACTCCTCCGCCACCAGCCTCAAGGAACAAAGTATTACCACCGTTTTTGTAAACTTCCAATGCTCTAGCTCCGATATTATTTGCAACAAAACGTCCAGAATTTGAATACATACTACTAATGCTTGCGATTCCTGTTCCAGCAAAACGATTCCACATTCCAGTAAAATCAGATCCAGTAATGCTGCAAACGTCAGCGGAGCGTGTAAGGGATGTGGTAGTTGTTGGGATATAGCTAGTAGCAAATGCCCCCCGCTCAACCTGTGCGCCCCAGAGATAAATCGACTTGAGCGGAGATACAACAGTGTATGCCTCAGTCCTCACCGCACTCGATGATGTGGAGAATCCTAACTGAAATCCACTTGCTGCTGGACTTGCTACACTTGTTGCGGTAGCGGTAATCCTATACCATCCATTTGGATATGCGGTGATAGATGATGCTGTAATTCCAGCCCCACCAGTGCCAACTGTTCCATTCTGAATATCATAATTCATGTAGGCAGTAGAACCAAATCCAGCAATCCAGAATGCAAGTTGAACATATCGCACTGGATCAGATGGTGGTTGTTTTACCCACGCGCTCATTGTGTATGCAGTATTTGCTGCTGGAGTAAATGCTCCAGTTGTTTCATGGATGTGGCGTGTAAGCATAACGCCAGCAATCTCAGTAATTGAACTAGATGATAATCCTGTTCCACTTGGACTTGTCGCCACTAAATCAACTGCTGTTACATTATTTGCTGTGCTATTCCAGTAACTAGAATAACTATTGCTAAATTTGGTGCTATATGCTGTTTGATTAGTGCGTGATTCTTCAATTAGTAATCCCTTACTTAATGCAGTTAGTGGTTCATGTTCAAAACGAGCAGCGTTTATTGCAGCACTATAAACAATACTGGATGATGTTTTTATTACTGGACTTGATCCAGATGCTGACCAATCTGCCTTGTCTGGAGTTGATTCATTTCCAGCAGCAGCATAATATATATTTTGAGATTCTGGGTCGTTATCTTTAGCTATCTGCCATTGAGTTCCATTATATGAAACAGTAAATGATGGATAAACAGCATTTTGTGAATTATAAATACTATCAAGAAGGTAGCCATCAATACTTAATTGAGGTGCAAGATATGTGGCTGTGCTTGCCCTAGTAAACACAGGTGTCGGCCCTTTACGCGCAGTGAGTGTCTTGTCAGCAGCAAACTGGAGATCCAGCGATGACGCATCTGGGTTGATTGATCCAGATCCTCCGACAAGTGAACTAGAGAGTGAGTATTCCATTATCGGGATTGAGTATTTCCAGTTGTAAATATGCGATTTGCAACAGTTTGTAAAGTGTGTTGTTCGTCAATACGAATCAACTCATCTTGCAGTAATTCGGTTGCTTCTTGGTCAGCAAGTGCGGCTTTCTCTTGTTGTCCTTCAGCCCGAAGATAATCTGCATAGGTTCCATGAGCAAGATATTGGAACCACTCATAAGGAATGTTAGTGTCTTCTCCAGATCCATCACCAAGTTGAGTTGTGGAAATTTGTTCCTTGTAGGTAACAAATGCAGATGTTGGGTTGAGAGTACCTGCAATCAATGTTGCTCCAGAAGCACCAACCATAAAGTCATACTCCTGTGATGAAGTAGTCATGTATGGAGCGATTTTGTGAATACGAAGGAATGTGTCAATGGATGACAATCCAGATTGAGTATATCCAATTAAAGACCCACTAGCAACTGTGCGCTCTTCTCCAACCTTGAGATAACGAGGCCAATAATTACTTGAACGATACGCTTTTTGCGCCCTACGATTTATCAATGCCTTGATACGAGGCTTTTCAGTAACAACAGCAAAGCTAACTCCGCAAAGTGCTTGAATGAGTGCGTATAGATCAGCGAAGGTTCGATATTGCATCAGATTTTATGTACGGCAAGGTGTGATTGAGTTCTTTGAAAGTCACGCACGAATTCCCTATCGTGCCAGCAGTCTTCACCATAACGCTCACGCATGATAAAGTATTCATGTTGTGGGATAACAGCGGCTAATTTGCCAAGTTGTGGAATGCTCTTATGTCCTTTTGCAGTTAGTGCCTCCCTTGCACAATCACGCTCACGAAGCTCTTGTTTAGCTTCCATGAACTTGCGCCCACTACAAAGCTCTGTAATGAGAGCGTGATTTAACGCTGCTTCAGAAAATGACATAAAAAGAAGGCAGGGGAGATTTTACCCTCCCCTACCCAATTTGAATTAAGCGTTGTTTACAAGATTTGCTGGATCAAGCAAAGTATAGGCAATATACCATTCACCAGCCGTGAGGTTGGCAATGGTTCCGCCAAACAATGCGTAAATAGGCACAGCAGAAGCAGTATTGTTCACAAGGCCCGGTTCTGTATCAACAGATCCACCAGTGTTATATGCAACTTTGGTAAGCGCATCAAGATCTGTGCTTGCAATAAGTTCAGTAGCAGTACCAGAAGTAGTTCCAACAGCTAATGTGATATTGGTTGCACCAGCAGCAGCCGTATTAACTACAACAGCGCAATTTGTTACGATACCACCAGCAGGAATATATCCAATGATCTTTTGCGACGAGGTAAGATAACCAGTTGTATTAAGATCAGTTGAAGTAATCTTAAGGCCATGGGTAAATCCACGCGATTCTTGATTAGTAAGTTGAGGCATAATTTTATTTAGTTGATTCTATGATTGATGAATTAAGCAGTGATCTTACCGTGAGCGCGAGGATGCTTAACAACAAGCGTTCCAGTCATATCGACAAATCCACGCTCTCCACCACCTTGGTTCTCAAGACGAGTAGCACCCATTGGGATGAGCGTGTTGAAAGCAAGGTACTTTGGATTGATGACATAACCACGGCTTGTGGCTGGCATACAGCTTGGGTTACCATTGACAATGTTTACGATACCGAAGTCGGAGTCATAAAGATTGACGGATAGAGTAACCTTTTTAGCAACTGCATCTTGGGTAACCATATAGATGTTTTCGTTGCTTGCGGCGCCATCATTACGAGTGAAGTTGGAGATTGCCTTACGAAGAGCAACACCAGCAATACAGGTAAGCGAATTGGCTTCACCATTTTCAGTGAAGATCGAACCAATGATCGTGTTGAATGAGCTTTCAGTAAGAGTAGCACCACCAGACTGAATTGAATCAGAAGGAGTAAGGTATGCAGTTGGAACACCAGATAGAGCGGTCGATTGAAGCCACTTACCAAGTCCACGAAGGGCATATGGAGTACCAGCACCATTTTCAACAGTCAGATCTTGATCCGAGCAGATAGTGGCCTCGACATCGCGCTTCAATTCACGCATACACTTAGCTTCAGCTTGAGCCACGTTTGCAGGGCCAACAGAGCTAACTGCATTTTGAAGATTGGAGACAAGATAGTCACGGCGAAAGATTTGGACATAGTTTCCAAGACGAGCGCGATCAGCAAATTTGTCGCTGAACGAAGTCACATCAGAACCTTCGGAGATACCCGTAGTAACTGGAGTTGCAAGTTTATCAGCAGTCCACTCACTGAACGTACCAGAAGCACGGCCCTTGGAGCAAAGGCTCAAGAGTGGAGTTTCTTCTGGTGCGAGCAAGGTCAACTCATTGCTGAGATCCTCGCGGTTGCTGATTGCGGAACCCGTTCCAGTTTTTTGGGCTGGGGCGTTTGGATTGTATGTAGCGGCAATAGCCATAATAGTATATTTTTAGATATTGAAAGTTAAGTTACTTGAATTTTGAAATGCGAGCAGCAATCCAATCCTCTGGGCGACCAGAAGATTCAAATCGTTGATATGCGTCTTTGACTTTCTGTGTAGGCTTAACGCTAGATTTTGCTGCACCAGAACCAACTGGGTTTGATGGCGGACTTGCCTTCAATTTACTTCCCATTACTGGAGTTGCATTTTTTAGCTTCTTACCTGCAAAGATAGACCTTACAGCATGACCAAGGATATATTCGATCTGAATTCCGATTTCTGGGATTTCTTTTCGTACTCGTTCGATGAGTGGATCGGCAATGAAATTTGCATAGTTCTTACCAATTTCACTTTCGGAGTCATTGATTTCTGGAACCTCTTGCTCGATTGCGGCAACATATTGCTTATTAAGCTGATCGTATTGAGCGATCTTTCCTAGATGTTGTTGTTGAGCAGGAAGATACTTTGTCAGTGCTTTCCTTGAGTTGATATTAGCATTTTCAATCTGCAATTTTGTAAGCTCCTGACCTTGATATTCAATGATGTCATCGTCATCGTATTTACGATACTGACGAAGAAGATCATCTGTTGCCTCAATCACTGCTTCATATTCTTCAAACTTACTCTTAACCTCCTCAAATGTCTTGAGAGAGCGAATAGATTCTGGAATATCATTTTGCGGAATTTCTCGTTTGGACTCCGCAACTTGAGGTTGGGCCGTGAGCTTTTCTTCAAGGGCTTTCTTTTGTGCCGTGAGTTCTCCAATTCGTTGGAGTAGCCGGCTTTTGCCCTTTTTAGCAAGCTCTTGGATTTGCTCAGTTGTGAGGTCTAAGAGATCAATTTCATTCTGCCCTTCGGCTTCTTCTTCATTCTCTTCTTCTGATTCCTCATCGGATTCCTCAACGTCTTCGCTTTCTGAGCTGGCAAGATCATCTTCCTCCTCTGTCTCCTCTTCAGATTCTTCTAAAGGTTCTTCTTGGGATGCAGTTGCTTTTCCAATACGTTGAGCAATTAGCTCTTCGATTGAGATGTTAGACACTGGTTCTTCAGCCCCAGCGATAGCTTGATTGTTACTCATAATTAAAACACTAGTTAATGCGCCCTAGCGAAGGCGATGAGCGGAATGTAATGTAATAATGATGCACGTGTCAATGCAAAGTTTCAATAGTTACATTACTAGCCTTAGATAAAAAGAGAGGCTAGAGAATTAACCCTAGCCCCTCTCCGAACACCGAACATGAAACTCAGAACACAACTACTGAGTGACTGGAATGTGCAATAAATTCAACAACTCGTCAAGTGTAGAAATTGAACCTGCGATTTTCATCACATCATTAGTGTCTTGTGCCATACGAAGATCCGCAAAGAATCGCTCACGTTCATCTCGGACAAATTGAATAATCACCTTGAATTCATCTCGATCAGAGAGTGATTCCACAGCTTGCTGGATTGTTGGTTTTGGTAGTTGCGTCATATTACTTCATTGATTTAGAGCCTTTGCATTTCCATTTGCGTCTTGACAAGTTATTTGGTGAGTTTGGATCTGACTTCCAGTCACCTTTGATCTTTGCAGAACGAGCGCAATAAGAATCACCTTTAGCCGTACCAGGACGAATACGATCACCTCCATCAGCAGCTTTGCCGGCTTGACCATATTTGATTGTTTTCTTACGTCCCGTTGTGGGATTCGTGATTACCTTTTTAAACCGCTTCTCCATTACTTTTTCTTTGCAGTTTTAGCAGATTGTTTGAAATCTTTAGCCGTTGGCGCATTTTTGCTTCCGACTTTGTTCATTTTTTCTCCGCTCCCTGCTTTAATACGTTTGCGCTTTGCGTTGATATTAGCGTATAATCCTTGTTTCATAGTATTATTGTTGATTCATTTGTTGAGTCTGCATTCCACCCATTTGTGCTGGAGCAGTTCCGATTCGTCCGATTTGAGCATTCTGAGCTTGTTGAAGCATAAACTGGTACTGACCAGCATACTTCTGAAGTCTTGCCGCAAATGCTTCATCCTGTTGTGCGCGTTGTGCGATATCTGGCTGTTGCACATAAGCTTGAACCATTTGCATCGCAATTTGCGCTCCATTAGCTTGTGCAGGAACCTCAATTCCAGAGAAGATTTTCGCAAGATCATCCGTAACCGCTTTAGCAATTTTTTGCTGGGACTCTTCAGCAGGTTGCAGTACATAATCCGCGAAAATTGGGTTAATGGATGCTGCTGTAAACTCAAGCATCTTATTGACATCAATGATTCCATTGCGATCCATCTGGACAAGGCTCACCATATTTTTTAGCTGCATATCAGCAGTTTCTGGATCACTTGCTTGGGAGTCAAAGGCAACAGTAATTGAGAAGTTCTCATCTGGATTGCCCTTTGACATTACTTGTGGATTTGGATTTCCTGTTACCTGGAAGAATACTTCATCTGGCCCCATGCGCTGATAAAGCTTCCAAGCAAGTGAAAGGACATCACGAACATGGTCAAGGAATTTGCCAACATAGAATTGCTGACGAATAGCAGAGATTGGATTACTCAAATCAAGGCCAACAGCTCGATCTGCTTGAAGACGCATTGACTGCTCAACTTCCATTGATCCTTGATCCATTTGGGGAACAGGGCCAAAAGCAATCTCACCAAGACGGCGGTAAGGAACCCTCCGTCCCGGCCCCCAATCAGATGGAGGACGGCCAGCGGGGTGCATGATCGGTGGGAGAGTAGCAATAGACGCCCTGTCTACACGCGAATCACGCTCAGTCTTAATCTGCATTTGCGCTCCACGAAGAATATCAGAGAATGTCTGAACTTCGTACATGCGCTTTTGATCGTTTGAAAGTCGAGTTACAACAAATGGATAATCATCATATCCATTAAGAAGCTCATGCTTTGCATATCCATCTTTCTGAGGATGGAAGATAGTGCAATAGATTCCTTCTGAACCATCCTCTTCATCAATGAGTCGCTGATAGCCATAGACAACCATCACAAGATCATTGTCATCAGTAATTGGTAGACGAGTAACAGTCTTTAGCTTTTCTCCGTCAATATACATGGAATCTTTTCCGCGAAGCTCTTCGATTGCTCCACGAACCCAGTCTTCATCCCATCCCTCGTTTGCTACTTTTTTTTCAAGCTCTTGAGCCGTAAGGAATGTGCGCCAGAATACATATGGACTACGTTGTGGATCTGAAACATACGGAGGAAATAGAATCTCTCCATCGGATGAACAAGAGTGAACAACTGGACAATCAACTGATAGGCGAGGAATTGGAATCTTAGCTTTTCCAGTTACGCGAAGCTCTTTAATGGCTTTCTTTGCGCGTTTAGGAGTCAAATCTGGAAATGCTTGCTCCAACATTGCAAGAATTATTTCGTCATCATTTCCAGAAACAATCAAATTAGCTAAATCTGGTGATTGTTGGGCGATTTGATCTAAAGAAACTTCCTGCAAGAATGTTCGCTTTTCTCGTTTCCAACCAACATAAGAAACCATGATTCCCTTCTCAAGCAGGTAGTTTGCCCCAAGTTCCATTTCGTTACGGAAGTTTGGAATATAACTTGATCGCATCCACTTCAAGAATGAAGAAACCATTGCCGCACGAGGCATTGATGCCATGCTTGTTGGGAATGCTTTGATGTGGCTACGACTCAATGCTTGGTCAAGGATCGACACAAACATATCAATACGCTCACCAACAATGTTGACTTCTTGGTCACTTGCACCTTCCCATGGGAAAGCATTTGCTCCATGTTTCCTTAGATCATCAGACTTCCCATCCCAGATATTTCGTCGATCTTGATATGACTGCTGACAACTTTGAAAGTATTCATCTAATTCAATAAGGATATTATCATAAGCCATCGTAAGCATTCCAACATCAGGCTCTTCTTCGGCGTAAATTAGTGAGTCATCACTGACTTCTGCTTCGTATTTGCTCATGGTAAATAATGGTAAATCTCTTCGTCCTTTGACTTCTTAATGGAAATCTGCTTTCCTATTAACCTATTTGATGCCTTTCGTCCACAGCGGATATTGATTGCAAAGCCATCAAGCCTTCCAACGACAAAATCTGGATTTGGACATTTACGCAATACAAGTATATTATCAAATACTTGATCCTCAGAAATATCTTCATCAACTTGGATTTCAGTTATTTCTTCTGGCTTATCCATCTTTTTAGGGCGGCCTAGCTTTTTAACTACTTTTCTCATATTAGTATCCACCACCTCCTTGGATGGTTGTAAATGTTTTTGTTTCATCTGCATGGTCAATTCCTGCAACTGCTGCATATCGGAGAACGTCAATAGGATCTTTCCACGCTTCTTTCAAACCTTGTTCTCCAGTGTACTCGGATAATGCTGTAATAATGTTTTCGCAGTTTTTAGAGACGTAGAATCTTGGCCGATTAACTGAGTCCATTGGTTTTGCCGTATCCCATGACATTTTACCAATAAGAATTTGCAATCCATCGTCAATTTCTAGTCCGGGAGCAGGAACGCAAACAATGCCAGCATCAGACAGGTCTTCAATGATGCTAGAAGCCCCATCAGTGGCTTGATAACGTGCCGCGCCTAGTCTTGGGTCAATAAGACGCTCAAAGATCTCCTCGTCGCCCTCAAGATCAAGAATGAGATCAGCATAATCTCTGATTCCGTATCCTTGTCCTTTAGCTCCTTCTCCACCAATCCATTTCCCAGACTTCCATTCAGCCCAATCGCCCACATCAACCCCCGGCCATTCTCGGTAAACGTAAAATGTTCCACTTGCATCAACAGCAATCCAGCACATGAACCAGTTCTTTGCTCCAGCAGGGTCAATCACATGATACCTTGTCACTCCTTCTTCTGGAATCATGTCTGGAGAAATGACATTGACGGCAGTATTGAACTTGGGAAATTTTGTTGCTTGTGATTTTACTGGGACTCCGTAAGCACGAATAAGAATTTCCTCCCTCGATCTACCTATAAGGGTTTCCTTAATTCGTTCGTAACCTCCAAATGGGTTGTCTTGAGAGTGGAAGTAATGAATTGAAGCATTACGTTTTTTGCTCCGTTGGACGTATGGGACAAGTTCCTTTTTAAGCAATTCAGCTTTGCGAGACTCAACAATAGTTGCTCCATCAAGATATTCCTTGATTACTTCTGTCCAGCCATCAATAGGCGTGAAGGTAACCAGCATCTTGGCATTACGAGTAGCTAATCGGAAGCGGAGAGTATTGATTAGTTCTGGGCCAAGAAGATACTCATCAAGCCAGACTCCAACATTGTGCCAAGTTGGGTTTCTACTTCCCAATTCGGCACCTTCTAAAATGGTTGGGTTGTTCTGATATTGTGAATAAGTCTTGAAGATGATTTGACTCCCATTCGGCAAGATCAGAGAGGAATCCGTGAATCCATTCTTCTTTGTGTAGCTGATGTAAGCGTTGGCCGAAGTGTGCTTTGTCTTCATCTCAGCAGGAAGCCAATCGTAAACCGCGCTTTGTTGCTGGCGGATCGAAACTTCGGAGGTTTGGGCGAAGCAAAAGATTTCAGACTTTGGATTCTCAACTGCTGCACGAACAACTGAGAACGCACCCCACTGAGTTTTCCCGCTCCGGTTACCTCCTAGTGCAAGGATTTCATTTACTTCATCAAGCTGTTCTTCAGCTTTAATCCAGTGAGGAAGCCTAAATCCAAAGCGATATGGATCTTTCTCTGAATTATCAATAGCATCATGGTATGCCTTATGAAGATCCACAAGTTCTTGTGGTTCCATAAGTGCAACCTCATCGTCATTTGGAGGCGAGAGAATCTGATGCTGCTTCCAAATCATTTGTTTAAATATAAAAAATTTTCAGAACGAATAATTTGTCTTATATCATATACTGAATAACAAAATTCACAAGTGTATGTATCATCTTCTTTTGGAAATGAACCTCGATTCCCAGAACACAATGATAATGAATTTTTCTTACAATGATTACATTTTTTCTTGCTGCGTTTTATTTTCTTATTTAGTAAAATATCTAAAATCTCTCCATTTTTTGCTTCAGAGACATAATCTGCATATGCTCTACACATACATTTTTTTTGAAATCCATTTTTATTTATTATTAAATATCTATAATTGAATTCATCAATATATCCATTCTCAATAGCATGATTCATTTGAGAAGTAATAGGCTCGTCAATTATGTCCATTATTCGATAATTTCAGCTTCAATTGCTTGGGATTTAATCCGTTCTGCAATTCTTGCTTTAGTTTCAGCAATCATCTTCATTGCGTCATCAATAGATGCTCCCTTGCGATGCTCGATAACCATTCCAGCCATGCCAGTCAACTGAGCGGCTTTGTCGGTCATAATGCCGATAGTGAGAGCCAGTTTGTCTGGAGAAATCTTAGATAGAGCTTCCGAATCATTGGATAATTGCTCAGCCTTTTCAAATAGTAAGTCAGTGTATTCTTGGGCAGCAATGGCATAACGCATGGAAAATTCCTTACGCTTTGTCTCAAGCGTGTCATTATGTCTCCATTCAAGTTTCCGAATTGTCTCATGCCCTAGGCCAGTCTTTTCTGAGATTGATTTGATCCTAGCACCTTGAGCTAGCATCCAGAGTGCCTGTGCAGCAACCGCTGGAGCATAGTGTTCAACTGAACCCCTTGGCAGATTCTTGGCTCTTTCCTTGATCTCAAGAAACCAAGCAGACTTTTCCTCTCTTATGTTCTTGTACTCGGTTGGTTGTGTTTGAGTTTCATCGGTCATTTAGCTTTTTTAATCTTTACCTTGCCAGAATGCAATTCTTTTTTCAGTTTGTTCTGTTCCTTTGGAGTTAGTGGACTTACCTTACTAAGGAGATAGCCAACTTGCTTCATTGACTTAGTTTTTACTTTTGGTTTTGCTTTCATAATTATTATCGTCCGATTCCAAATTTTTCTTGATACTGCTGAGTTTCTTTACTTGTAGTTCCAAGATTATTTCCTAGCCATGCAGACCATTCTGGATTGTATCTCCCACTTTGTGTCATGGCCTCAATTCCAGCAGATGTTTTTGCAAGTTTCAACATGGTATTTGATACATTTTTCTTAAACTCTTCTTCAGTAATTTCTTTTCGAGCAATGTTGCGAAGAAGCGGAACTAAATCACCAGTTCTGTATGCAGCAGACATCCAAGTATTTCTAATTCCAGAGGAAATTTTTTCAATAGGGAAATACCATTTGACTCCAGCATTATTGATTACTCCACCTCCTTGCGGAATTCCTTTTGCGACAGGTTTGTTTTTTGCTGCTTGCATCAATCTTGATGCGGAAATTACATTATCTACTGTTTCGTCGCCAAGAATCCCACGAAGAACTTGCACACGTTTTGGATTTTTTGCAAAGTCTTTAAGCAGTAGTTTGCCATTCCATAGCAATTCACCATGAATTCCATACTCACCACTTGGAGGATATTTAGCAAACAAGTGTTCAGCCATGTCTCCAGATAGAACCTCTTTATCGGCATCTGGCATGATTGCGAGAAGTTTTTTAAGCTGATCTGGATTTGCGTTCCATAACGCTTCTGGGAATTCTCCAGAAACAAGAGCTTCTCTATGACCATTTAAAGCAATCCCCATCAATGAGTCATTCTTAGTTTGATCTACGCTCATTTGATTACGAATTCTTTTCTCAATGCTATCTCTCAGTTCTTTTTCTGAATTTCTAGAAAGAGTTCCAGATAAATCATCAATATCTTTCATTGTTAATTTCGCTGGATCAAGATTTTTAGCATTAATTGCATCTTGAAGAGAGTATAACTTGCGAATCATATTATCTCCATATGCTGAATTAGGTTTACCAGCACTATTGAATCCAAATAATGATCTTACAACATCTTCATCAAAATTAAATCCATCAACTTGGCGGCCAGATTGATTTGATATTCCAATATTTTTGAAATAAGCATTTTGAAGACGTTTTACTAATTGAGATGCAACTGCTGGATCACCAACGCTTAGTGCCGTGACAGCATCTGTAATTGTCCTAGGAGTGCTCAATATGGAATTTACTATTTCAGTCTCGTCCATATTTGGTTTTCCTCCAGAAAGTTCTTTTAAATACTTTCCGATAGTTCCTTCTTCAAATCCAAGTCTTTGATTAAAAACTTGAGTTGCATTATTCCATTCATCAAGCAAACCTTGATTATCAAGAACATTATTTCTAAATGTTCTGATATCATTTGCTGCGGCTCCAGCAACTTGTTTTGATGTTTTAGCACCAGTCATTCCAGAATCTGGGTATGCTTCTGAGAATTTTCTAACAGTATCATTCAACTGTTTGATATCAAGATTTCCAGAAAGCTGCTCAAGTTCTGCACGTTCAAGTTGAAGTTGTGCTCTTTTATCTCGGTCTACTACTGATTTTAACTCATCATCAATACTATTAATTCTTTTTAGATTTTGTGGACGCGCTCTAAGCAGGTCTATTTCAGCTTGAAGTGTTGGATTTCTAAGAACACTACTATAATAGTTTTTCTCAACAAACTTAGCAAGTTTAATTGGATCTACTGATACTTTTCCTTTTGCTAACTCATAGAATGGAGCATATGTTTCATTCTTGATATCATTAGCTTTTGCTTCAGCTTTGCCAAGAGCTTTAAATAAATCAGATCCAAGCTTATGAGTATCTTCAAGACCACCAAATACTAAACTTTGGGTTTGCTCATCAAGATTCGATCTAAGAATATCTCCAGCTTTTCGATCATACAAGCCAACCATATCAGCAGTAGTTTGTTGGGCTTGTCGAATATTGTCTAATGTGCTTTTATAGAGTGCTGATGACTTTTGAGCAGGAGTCAAATCTGATTTCAAACGTTGAAGACGATCAACTCCAATTTGAATATCTTTTGCAACTTGTGAATTTGGACGATCTTGGGCAAGTTGTAACCATTTTTTATTCTGAATTTCTCCACCTTGAACAAGTTGAGCAACATTCATTGAATATCCTCTTGATGCAAGATCTTCCTCAGCTTTTTTAAGTCCTTGATAATACTCGTCAACTTTAGCAGTTCCCATCTTTTTTAGGAATGGGCTTGCTAATTTACCTGCTCCATATTCAAGGCCTGCCCCAAGAAGTGCTTCGGTTGATCGCTTGCCAAATGATTCAGCAAGTCCATCTCCAGCCCCAAGATAGGCTTTCATTATCTGATCTTGAAGTGTTCCAGCCGCAGCATATCCAGCACCTCCACCAACTGCCATAGACGCAACAGGTGGTGCGCCCGGAAGCGCGGATAAACCAATTCCTCCAAGAATAGATCCAGCTAATGGAAATACTTCGCCTAATACAGGAAGAGCATCCTTTAATGATCCTCCCATTTCATTCATTGCAATCCATCCACCTGTTTCGTTTCTTACAATTCTGGTTGGTGATCCGCCAACATTAACAGTCTTAACATTGTCTTTGCCATATTTGTTCGCAAGATACTCATCTTTCGACTCATCCCTTAGGAACGCATCAGCAGTTCTATCAGCATATCCAAGTCCAGTTGTTACATCAACAGGCTCTCCAATGAATTTTGATAATGCCTCTGCTGTCTTGTTCTTGATTGCCTCATCACTAAATGAGATTTGAGCATTCGTATCACCAAGACCATATGTGAGATATTTTGAATTCTTTAGATCATCAGCAAGTTGGGCTTTTAGTTTTTCACCTTCTCCAGAAAATAGTTGAATTTTCCCAAGAAGTTGAGATGCTTCTGCCTTTTTTTGTTCTGCACCATATGGATCTGATTGCAAGAGAGTTTGGTACTCACTTGATAATTGTCCAAACTGCTGTTCAAGTTGGTTTTGTCCAGCTTTTACTAAATCTAAATCTTCGTATAGTCCCATTTTATTTAAGTTGAAGTCCCATCGCTTCTGCTTCTCTAAGAATTTCTGGCGATAGGTTTGATTTTAGCATTGATACTTTTAGTTCTGATCCAGCCACGTCTTTAATTCCAGTTGCAGGGATCTTAAGTCGATTCCTCATATCAAGATACATTTGTTCTACTTGAGCATTTTGCTCTGGAGTAATTTTCCCCTCTTTAAGTAGTTGTGCTCGTTCTGATGGTGTTCCATGAACGGCATTAAATTGATAGAACCCAATCTTCTGAAGATTGTTAATATTTTGTACTGGGCTTCTTGATGCATCTACAACTCCATATTGATTCTCAAATCGAGGCCATTCTTTTTCAGTAATTGATCCACCAGCACTTCCTGTTGGTGAAGCTGCCCTAAGCGTATTAACATAATCTCTAGATAGGTAGTTTTTAACAGTAGATAACTTATCTTGAAGAGCTTGAGTTTCTGATGATGGAATATATGATCCAATAGCTCTTGCTGTTCCAGCCATAATTCCAGTACCTTGTTGCTCAAGTTGTGGAATCAAATTTGCAGCGAGATCATTAAATTGAACCAATCCTTCTATTTTTTGTTTTCCTTGTGCTGCTAATGCAACTTCAGTTTTTGTTGGTGCGCCAACTCCAGCACCTTGAGCGAATACAACGTTTCCTTCTGGAGACACTGTTACTTGTGTTCCAGATGGTAGAGGGATTGGCTTGAATTCATTAGTTTTAATGTTTATTTGCCCAACCGCTCCATAAGTCTTAACTTCTTCTGGTGTAGTTATTCTCCAGTCTGTTTTAGATTCTGGGAGCGGCTTAAATTCATTAGTTTTAGTGTTGATTTGTCCAGCCATTCCATAATTCGCAGTTTCTTGTGGAGTTGTAATTCTCCATCCTTCTGATAATTTCGGAACAAGGCTCAAAACATCTGGAGATGTTGCAATTTGATATTGTTGTAATGGAGTTAAATTCTTAGATGCCTCAATTAGAGATTTAGAAACGTCTGGAGGAAGTTGGCTAACTGTTGCTGTAAATAATTGTGGGCCAACAACATTGGCAATAGCTTCACTTCTTTTTTGTTCATTAGCAATAGCTTGAAGTTTTGCTGCATCCATTGCTCCTGCTCTTGAAGCTGCTTGACGCTGCATATTAAGTTCTTCAATCTTGAACTTTGTATTCATCGTTGTACCAATGCTCTGCGATGCTTGTTGGGCAGCGGTAGCTTGCTCAATCAACGATGAGTTTGGATCTGTTGCAGCAGCAAGTAGAGGCTCAAGCGTTGACTCAAGGCCAAGACCACTTGATTTGCTTAACTGGATAGCTGCTTGAATATCAGCAATGCCGGCTTTCTTTACCGCACTTAGCCTTGATTCCTCTTTCTTATTGGCAGTATAGTCTTTCGCGACATCTTGAATCTGCTGCCCAAGATTCTGCATTCCCTGTGCTTGAATTCCTGCGGCTTTTGTAAAGCCAGAGTAATCTTGAATGAATAGTGCTGGATTAATTGATTGTCCTAGAAGTGCCATAAATTATTTACCTAAGAATGATGCAAATAGTGAACCACCACCTGTTGCTGGTGCAGCAAGAATTGAACCAGCTCCTTTTACAATGCTGCCAAATAGTCCCATACCAGATGCTTGGTTTGATGCCTTGATTTGAGCATTTGCTTGAGCTGCACTAAGTTGATTCTGACGCTGTGCTGCACCAAGATTAAGTGCTTGTCCAACATCGAAGAGTTGTGGAGTGGATTGACCAATGGACTGAACACCATAGTTCAAGTAGTTCTGACCAATCTGCATTCCAGCAGGAGTTGAGTAAAGTGCTTGAAGTCCCGGCTGTTGATAGAATGATTGCCCAAGTTGGAATGCTTGGTTACCTGCTTGAGCCGCCTCAGCACGTTTACGAGCCATGATGTCAGAACGTCCAAGCACTTCAGCGGCAATAGATGAGTTGTCTCCAAGGCGACCGCTTGATTGAGCTGCCTCACGCGCTGCTTGCTGCGCCATGCGTTGCTCTTCTGGTGTAACTCCAAGAGATGCAGCATAAGCAGTCCTAGCCGCATCAGAGGCTTGCTGAGTAGCCATTGCTGCTTCTGGAGATAGCCCAGCTTGAAGCTGACGCAATCCTTGAACTTGTCCTTGTTGCCCAGCAAGTTGTTGCTGTTGTGCCGCAAGTTGTTGACCAACTCCAGTTTGATATGCTTTTCCACCAAGACCTTGAATGCCTTGTTGTCCTTGCCCACCTTGTAAGAAATTTTGGACATCACCAAGATTTAGATTTCCAAGCCCTGGACGATATTGTTGTTCAAAGCCAAGAATACTCGGCATTGATTGTTGATAGGCGCCAAGCAATGTGCTAATATCGCTTCCATAATTTGCCTGTGGTGCTTTAATGTTTGGAGAACTGCCGCCCATAATCGTATTATTTAAGTTGTTTGAAGAATTTTTGCATAGGGTATGCTCTTACCCTTGGTGAGTTTTTAAATGATCTTTGAAAAATAATGAAGTCAAAATCATCCTTGAATGATTCCAAGCATTTTTGCATGTTGCCACAGCACATTGTAACAAACAACGAGTCTGAATGATAAATTGTACTAGGATTTGTCGGATCTTCACGACGAGTGTAGTATCCCATAGCGAATCCATCAAAACTAGCAATAACGATACCGTGGCAAAGATGCCAATTAAGCAAACCATGGAAATCAATTCCATGATGTTCGTAAATTTTGATTGATTGCTCAAGGTATTCATTCATTAATGATTAGCGTATTAAGCAAGAGTGCTTCCAAAAACAACAAAGTCAATAGCTCGGTTAGTCGCTTCTGGTGAATGCAAAATCTTAAATCCAGTTGTCGTCTTGTTATAAACAATTGGGTTTCCATCAATTGTCCCGGGAGAGGAGGAAGCAGAATCACTTACTTGAGCAACTACTGTGTATTCCGATACTGCTAACGCTGATGTAAATGTAACCTGTGAACTATTTGAATTGATCCTAGTTACTGATACGTTAATTGATCCAGTAAGTGTTCGTGCAGATGAGGCAACAGTAAAACTTCCGTAAGCCTTTGCAACTGGTGGTGAATGCTTAATAAGATCTGCCGCTACCAATTTGGATGCCGTTGACGCTTCCAGTTCAGCTTTTGTGCCGATTGCAGCAGTTGCCATCTTTCCGAATGTAACTGAAAGATCAGCAATTTTGCCAGTTGTGATATTTAGATCGGTAATCTTTGCCGTAGTTACAGCAGTATCAGCAAGTTTTGCTGTTGTTACGTTCAAATCAGCAATACTTCCAGTAAGAACAGAGTTTGTTCCCATATTGGAAGATGCAACAGTTCCTAGTGATAGCAATCCACCACCTGTAACTGTCAATCCAGTACCAGAAACTGCGCTAGAATCAAATGTTGATCCACTTGTGATGTTATTTAACTTAGTGCTTGTGACACTATCGCCATTTGCAAAGGATTGTGATGTATTGATAACTCCCATAACTTAATGCTGTGAAATAATTGATCTATTTGTTAATGATCCTGCAACTTTGATTGAATGAACCTTGGGTGATCCAGCAGTTCTTGTCAATACTACTGTGCCAGTGTAACCACGGACTCCACCAAGTCTATTTCTGATGTTTGCAGTATCTCCATAAGTAAGAAATTCTCCAATAGAGTCACTTGTAGTGCCAACAGTAACTGCATTATCTGGATCTTCTGTTGAGAATGCAATACTCAACTCGCTTGAAGCATCATTATCAAGAGCTTGCATTTCAATCTGAGTATCAGTATAGCGTTTGCGTCCTAGATCTCCTAAATCGTAACCTCTAGTTGTCACTGAAGATGAAATTGGCACACTTAAATTAGTTGCAGACGTTGTATCAACCGAAACAACATCAAGAACACCATCACTGTCATCAATTCGGTGTAATCCGCCAGTTGATGTTACGCAATATAGATCATCACGCACTCCAGCACGGGCTACAATTAGATTTGTAATCAAAAATCTTGAATCTCCATAGGTATCCAGTGACTCCCATCCATTATTCAAGAAGTTGTAAATCAAAATTGCATTGTTACCAGTTGCATCATTAGCTCCTGCCACCGAATCAAGCGGTAAAGCAATCCAGTAGCGGTTATTAAAGTACGTTGCAACAGCATTTTCTGCTAAATTCTTGTTAATACGATCAATGTATGGCTGAACATCCCTAGACAATGGTTGTTCTACGCCACGAAGATTGTATTGGTCAATAAATGCAAGGCCATAAATGCCATTATCAGACAAAAATAACAGATTGTTGCCTTGAAGCACTACGCTTTTGCGAGCTAAACATCCAACTTCTCGTGTAAGTTCCTTAACAACTGTGTCAGCAAGTGATCCTTG